GCAATGGCAGCTTTATTAGGTGAACATGAGGAAAAGAAAGTAGTTGCCCCTAAAAGATGGTTTGGCGAAGGTGTGGACTTAGAAACAAAAGATATTTATCATAAAGACTGGATAATACTATGAACTTACTTTTTTCAATCCATTTATACTATCCAAGACATTCAGCAGGTGCGGAATCGTATGTAAGAAGCATGGCAAAGGAAATGATTAAAAGAGGCCACGAAGTAAAGATAATCTTACACCAAGCCAATCAACACAAGATAACTGAAATGTATGACTTCGAAGGTGTGATGGTGTTTCCTCCTGACCCTTACATGATTGAAAGACTTTTCGATTGGGCAGACGTTGTACTTTCTCACTTAGACTACAACAAATGGACTGCATGGGAATGTGCGAAGCGAAATAAAAAGTTTGTGCATATTGTTCACAACGATATTACTTATCCAAGTGTAACAGATAGCCCCTGCCCTACTAAAGTTATTTATAACGCTGAATGGACTAAAAAGAATCTAAACTACAAATGGGATTCAATCGTTTTCCCGCCCCCTGTGAATACTGATACCATAGCAGAAAACAGGCAGAAGAAATACATTGCAATGGTTAATTTAAACCACAACAAAGGGGCGGCTCATTTTTATTCAGTAGCGAAGAAAATGCCCGAATATCAATTTTTAGCAATCAAAGGAAGCTATGATAATCAGTTGCTTTCGACCTTACCCAATGTAAAGACCGTTAATCCTACACCATACATAAGAGAGTATTATAAAGATGTGGCGGTTTTGTGTATGCTCTCGCATTATGAAAGTTGGGGATTGGTTGCAACTGAAGGAATGTTAAACGGTATTCCAGTTATTGCAACTCCAACAGAAGGGCTAAAAGAAAATTTGAGTTACGCAGGGATTTTTGTAGATAGAAAAGATACCCAGTCAATCGTGAATGAGTTAAAAAAGTTAATGACTGATGAAGCCTATTATAACAAGTGGGCAAAGAAAGGACTTAAAAGGTCAAAAGAATTAGCCCCTAAATGGGATGAATTAGAGCAGTTTTTGTTAAGTTGACAACATAAGAACACACCCCTTGTATCGTTTGTAATTTTAGGCATGAACGAGATTTGGGAAATCAAAGAAACAGACGGGAGCGAACCCGTTACACTCCAAACGGCTAAAGATTGGTTGAGGGTAACATCGGAAGATGATGATACTATCATTACCGACTTAATCACATTAGCAAGAAAAAAGATTGAGCGTTTTACTACTATCTCTTTAGTAAATAAAACCATCGTACTAACTGGACGAATTGAAGAATATTTTTTACTTCCCTACTCTCCTATCAACAGCGTTTCACAAGTAAGAGTTTTGCAGGGTCAGGACTTAGGCACAGGTGCAAATGATTGGGAAACCTTAGATGCTGATGAATATCAGTTGGTGGGTTATTATAAGAAGCATTTTAAACCTGCTTACGGGGCAACTTATGAAATAACCTATACAACATTAGGCAGTTCAGATGAAGGGCTTATAACAGACTTAAAACGGGTTTTATTGTGGATGTATGAGAATAGAGGCGATGATAGCGATAGTATGCCAATGGAGTTAATGAGTAACGCAAAACACTTAAAAGACTTTACATGGGTGTAGAAATTTGGAAAGATATACCTGAATTTGAAGGTTATTACCAAGTAAGCGACTTTGGTAATGTAAGAGGCTTAGATAGAACCATTGAAGATACTCGTTGGGGTAAAAGTTTTGTTAATAAAAGGGAGTTGAAGCAAACTAAGAATAAGTATGGTTATATGAAAGTTGTTCTTCAAAAGAATAATAAAAGATATTACAAGACTGCTCACAGATTGGTTGCTGAAACATTTATTTGCAAGCAAGTAGGCAAAGAACAGGTTAACCATAAAAATGGCGTTAAATCAGATAACAGGGTTGAAAATTTAGAATGGTGTAATGCTTCTGAAAACCAAACTCATGCAATTAAAAACGGGTTAGTTAAAACAAGCAGGTTATTAGGGTCAAATCCTACGGCAAGAAAAGTAATTTATACTAATGGGTTTATTTCTAAAATGTTCACTTCTTTAAAGGAAGCGTCTATAAAAGAGAGAATACCATTAACAAGATTGCAGTATTATTTGAATGGCAAAAAGATTGATAAAAATATAAGTTGGAGGTATTTGTAATGGGGATTGGTGTAGGTCGTAAAGTTAATATCGTTGTTGCATCCTATCAAACGGGTGTGGATGGTGTAGAACCTTATTCAGAGCAATTAGGGCAAGTGTGGGCGCAGATAAACACTATTTCACAAACGAAGTCTTTTGATGCAAATAAAGCTGCTTTTAAAACATCTTACGAGTTTTTAATACGGTATGATTCAGCTTTGGATATTTCAATAAGGGCAATGATTGAGTATAACAACAGGACTTACATCATTCAAAGTATAGATAGAGTGGATAGAGTAAGAGCAGAAGATAAGTTTGCAAGTCAGTTGATAAATAACCCTGAAGGCAAATATTGGCGAATAGTAGCAACCTCACAAGATATAAGTTAATGGCAAGTGCAGTAAGTTTTAAAGTAACAGGATTCGATGCTTTACAAAAGCAGTTCACCAAACTGGACAAAGTTGTTCAGGAAGAAGTTGTAGAGGAAATTGTTTCATTTGGGCAAGATGTTGCGTTAAAAGCTAAAAGCAGAGCACCAAAAGATTTAGGCTACTTAGCCCAATCTACAAACGCTCAAATAATACCAAACGGTGTGCAAATATTCAGCAATGCGAAATATGCTCCTTATGTGGAATTTGGAACGGGTGCAAAAGTAGATGTCCCGCAAGGATTGGAACAATACGCAATACAATTCAAAGGCAAAGGAATAAAGCAGGTAAACTTAAAAGCAAGACCGTTTTTCTTCAACTCTTATTTTGAGGAAAGGCCAAAGTTTTTGAAAAGGTTAAAAGAATTATTTAAGCTATGAAAGACGGCATAAAATTTATACGGGATTCTTATTTTAATCTATTGGAAGGCAATATCACCTACAACGGCACTACTATTCCCGTTTACGATGAAGAAGCAGACGAAACAGGCAACGATTTTTACATTATCATTTCCACTTTAACCGATGCTTATATTCCTGTAAAAGCCAAGTTCTTCAACGAGGTTACTATTTTAATTGATGTGGTTACAACCTTCAATACAAAGATGTATTAAAAAAAGAAAGTTCGCAGCATTTCCCTGTGTTCGATACTGATACGAAGAAAATAATAAGAAGGCTTACAAGATTCTCACAAATAGTATTGGAGAAGTAAGTTGACAAGTAAAAGAGATAAGCATAAACAAACAAATATTTTTGACAATAAAAATTAAACAATGGCAGCTATTTTAGGTTCATCAGTTACATTACAACTTCGTGAAAGCGGCACAACAGGGGCTTACCTGAACGTGATTTGCGAAACATCTTCAAGCTATGAAGGTTCTGCTTCTGTTACTACTACTGTAACAAAATGCAGTACAGTTACAGCGGTTTCTTCACCAACAGGCACTTTTTCAGTTGATGGTATTTTTGAAACATCACCAAGTGCAGGTCAGGTAAGTGCAGAGCAAATGAACTCATGGTTTCACGCAAACACTTTACTGGATATTAAATACGAAGACCCCGAAGGTGCAGGTACTAACTTTTACATTCAGGGAACAGGTTACATGACTTCTTTTAATATTACATCACCGGCAGAAGGTAATGTAACATTTACAGCAGCGTTCCAGTTAAGCGGAACTATTGATGTAACTCCATAATCTTAAATCTACAAACATGAAAATAAACGGAAAAGAAATCAGCCTTTTGCCGAAGCGGTTGGCTGTTGAATTATACTGGACTAAGAAGGCCGAAGATGTAATGAACTTCGGTTCTTCTTATTACGAAGCCTTTGACTTAGCGTTAATGATTTGGGCAAGTGCAGCGAATTGGAGCAAGGTAAATTTAAAACCCAAGCAGATTGAATTTGAGGAAGTGTTGGACTTCGTGGAAACGGTATCAGATGAAGCAGCCAAAGAAGTAAGTGAGTTTTGTAAGGAGTTTATTGATTCTAATTTCTTCAAAGAAAAGACTGAAAAGATACAGGCCATTGTTGATGAAGAAATAAAAAAAAAGAGTTTGACTGGCAAGAGTTTAGAA